TCTTTAGCCTCCTCCCGTTCTTTGTTCATTTTCTGCGCGACATGTTCAGGAAGATATAAGGTCTTCGACATCGTCTACGTGGTTCTCCAGCAGGGCTTTAATCTCCTCACGGGCGTAGGTAAGGCCCCGTATCTCACCTACCATGAGTTTGTATTGCTCCCAATCTTTGGCAGCATCATGTGCGAGAGCACTTGCAATATCTTGTTCGCGCTCTCGTAGCACTTTATACATAAATTTTGCGAAATCAACACCGTCCATAAATTAATCTATAAGTTCAAAATGTGGACCATCAATAAATGGACGTTTACCCTGAGATCGACGTAGATCTATATAGGCATTCATAGCTTCTTCCATAGTGCCTTCCCACTTGCGGATATCCATTGGATAACCTTTTTCGGGGACAGCCCATGCCGCGCCCCAGCAAATAGGAACGCCTACCTGTATAGCCGCTTCTTTAATTGCATCAGCTAAATCATCGTACAAGTTCAACTCCCACGATGCCCGTCCGTTTACAAACGCCATGATGTCAAAAGCTTTCCCCTCAAGGTGCTTCGACTTCATAGTCTGGCTTGCTCCAGAAGCTACCAACTCTTTTTGCTGTTCGATAGTTCTCATACCCTGCACCACTCCGAAATCGGTTTTGGTCAGTGTTATTGCCATTTTAACAACAGCCTGTAAGCTATCGTCAATTCCCTCTAGTCTATCAAGACTTCTTCTACTCAGTTTGAAACTCATTACTTTCTCCTCACAAACTGTTTGTACCCTTTCACACCGAAAGAGGCTGAAATTGCAATACCCAAGCTGTAAAAATACCAGTCCGGTGCCTTGTGAAGTTGTTCAAAGCCCCTGTCTACAATGCCCTCAGCACCTGGTATAAAGGCCAAAATTAATGGAATTGACAACACAATAACAAAAAATTCGTCTTTCCAGGATGTCTTGCTGTTCTCCGCCATGATACGTTCCCAGTCGGCAACGCTAGTTTTTTCTGACAGTAATATCTTTGCCTTCGCTTCAGCCTCCGTAAGTTTTAACTTTGCTTCTGCGGCTTGCTTGGTAGTCTTTGCATCTAGCCAGCTACTAGCTAAACCAGCTACTGGTCCTAGTAATTGTCCCAACATTATTTGATAGCCTTCTTTAGTTTCTTTGCCTGACTAGCATGTAGCTTAGACGCTTTATTTAAACCCTTGATAACTTTCTTAACGCTTTTTTTCTTTGACTTAGTTAATTTTGTCATTGACCCTTACCCATGTTTGTAAACCCATAATAAGCAGCTACTATGGCAGCGATACTGACGTAATATATATTGCTCATACTGCTTAACATTTCAGAAGCTTGCGGTAATTCCATCCACTCTGTGAAAACGACACCAAACGGAAACAGCAACATCCCAGTCAAACTGAACCAAGCCATACGTCTTTGTGCATCACGCTTGGCGTCCGCGTCCATCATAATCCTACGGCGATCTTCAAGCATGATTTCGCGCTCTTCGGGGTCAATCTTGCCGTTGTCGTTCAAGTCGTATTTTGCTTTGGGCATCTGCATACTCCTGTATTATTTGCCTATTATACCCTAAAATAATCAGTCGTCCATTCTTATCGTAAGCGGCAAACTTTTTACCACGTTCTATTATTGTTGGGCGTTCACTTCTAGGCAAGTCACTTTCATCGAGTTGTGTGTCACCATGATCTTTGCCTTTTCTGCTTCTTCTAGGCATTGCTCTTTATCCGAATATGTACCGATTTGGTAATACTGTAATCGGTCTGTGCTAATAAAATGAAGGAAAACTAATACATAAATCATGGAAAGTAATCCCTCACATCAATCCATTCCATGTAGTGAAGATAACCAGCGGCCCCAACAAACGTAAAAATTAACAACACAAGTATGCCCACAATCGTAATTATTAATTCTTGTTGCGCGATAGCGTCTCTTCGAGCTTGCGCTTCTGCTTCTCTTTTTTCCTGCAACACTTCTCTGCGTATCTTTAAAAGCGTCTGCCAATGAGATGGTCCCAGCGTTTCAGATATGTATTTTTTTAATTCTTCTTCAGCTTCTGCGGCTTGCCTCAGTTTAGCAAACCTTTCCATCGCAATGGCATTTACGTTTTTACCGCTAACACCTTTCTGTTGTAGTTTTTTCTTGGCACTATCGGTTGCATCGAAAAACTGACCGATCTGTTTGGATAAACTTGCGACGGATTTTCCGGCGGCTATGCCTGTTTTTAGCCCAGCAAGAAGTGTAATGGGATCCATTGTTATCTACCATCAGAAAGTGCGGGTCGTCTTGCTAAGTATTCTAGCGTATTCTCTAACGTCTTAACTCTAGATTGTAACTTAACAATCGCCATCATGTGCGAGGCCATCCCTCCTACGTCCTCATGTATTTGATCAATATCTTCCCAAATTTCGTTATCGCCATCTTCCATATCTTCATAAATTTCTGCAAGTATGTCGATCATCTCATCAAGTTTTTCAGTGTTTTGCTCAACATCTCGAATCAAGTTTGTCCTGTCCGTAGCGTTGTTCTCTACGGTCAGGACGTTCACAGTCTCTTCAAGATTAGCTATCGTACTAGCTTGCTGTGCCGTCCACCATATAAAACCACCAATCTGGGCTATTACAACCCCGACTACAGCAATACTTACCTTTGGTAGCTTATCAGACATCTATCTATATCCTCTACGAGCCATGGCTTCACGTTGCACATCGATACGCTCACGATTTACTTCGTTACGATTTTCTGCAATCTCTTCCTGAAGCTCCAGTCTAGCTGAATCTGTTGTAGCTTGTTGTTCCATTTTCATTTGCTCCAAGTCAAGCTTGGCTTGATCAAGCGATGCTTTCTGCTCCGTCTCCATTTGCTTGATGGCCAGTTCCTGCATACGAATAGCAACAAGTGGATCTTGATTCTCACCACCTCGACCTTGGTAGGTTAGTAACGGCATGATCTCTTGTAGCAACTGTGTTTCTATCTGCGCTACACGAGCTTCGATCATATCAGGAGCCATAGGCTGCATCATGGGTGGTTGTGCACCAACCTGCGTCAATGCCATCTGCTGCTGTTGCTGTTGTTGGATTTCAGCTTGTACCATGGTTCTTGCCTTCATATTAACATGCTGCAACACATGACTAAACAATGCTGCCAGTACCGCAGGAGTTTTCTGTAGTATACTCAACTCTAGCAGAGATACGTGCGCTGCAATGTGAGCATCGTGGTCCTGCTGCGGATATGCTTGTGGTGTAGCACCACCAATCATAGCAGCATTCTCTGTCGCTGGATCTTGCGGCTGTGGCTGTGGTTTAGGCGGCAAGATCTCATCTATATTCTGCACCTCCAATGCTTGATACATTCTTCTGTAGGCTGCATGTAAGTTGTGCATCTGGGGGTTAGACTGCGCCAACTGCAACTGCGTTTGAGCCAAAGTCACCCGCTGCGCCATGGAGAAGATGTTCGGATCGCTGACTGGGAGGACGTCAATCCGGCCATCGAAGTCTTCAGCCTTAACCTGTGACGGTGCACCCGCGACCGCGTACGGATACATCGGAGGAAGGTTCTCGGCGAAGATACGCGACAGTAAACGAAACTCCGTTTTCTGTGCGTAGTGCAGACGTTTGTGAATTGCAGACATGACTTTCATGCCACGTTCAATCAAAGCTACGGTCGTACCAACAGGCATCTCATTATTCATATCGCCAATCTGTTGATCGGCTAACGCCACAAAACGACGACCATCCTGTACCAATCCGCCAAGCATTGTGGCCAAAGTACCAGACGGTTCTTTGTACGGTAAAGGTATGATAGCGTCTCTGATGCTCCCTCCTGGGGCGTCAATGTCCCTCCACTCTCCAGGCTGTAGTGGCTCATCATCGTTGCGTACCCGCACTCCACGGGCCTTAAAACCAGCAGGGAGGTTAGCTAGAGTACCTGCATCAATCAACTGACGAAGCAAACTGGTAGCTGCTCTGCCCAGACCACCAATCATGTGAATCAAACCAAACCCATAAAAACCCAAACCAGGCATGAATTTGTAATGCACGAAGAATTGAGTTTTCTTTTTAATAGGATCATCCATCCTGTAATTTCTACGAATAGACAAAATCTGGTTGGAGTTCTCGTCAATCGTAACAATGTAAGGAAGCTTTATGCCTGTGGTTTCTCCTGTTGTGGGATCCTTGTCCTCAAATCCTTCTATATCCAGATCTGCATGGATTTCCAAAATCGTCAACACATCGTCGCTATAGTTCTTTGACAAACCCTCTAGCTCGTTGACTTTTTGTTTTACAGCACTGTCCTCTACTTCTTCTGATGTTTTTAGATCAATATCACGGTACATCCCCGCATACTGCATCTTCTTAACTTCGTTCTCATCCATGCGTAGGACATGCGTAACCCTCGTCGCCGTCGCCAGATCCGTAGCTGAATACGGAACAACCAAGTCTTGTGAGGGAATAAACTTCGATACTGCCCTCTGCTTTGTAGGATCAAAATATACTTTCTTAAACGTTGATCCCGATAACGGTAAGTAAAACAACATCTGATCCATATCAGGATCGTATTCCTCCATGACTTCCGTAATCTGATAATTCATAAAATCTTTAATACGTGTAGCTTGATCCTCTCTTGCCGCATCTTTCAAACCCACGATATTAGTTCTAACTGGCCCACCCGACGGGAGCAGTTCCTTGTATGCTTGTGCTTGGAACTGTGTGACGCTCTCACTTACCATCGGGTGGGTAATACCGCTTGCCCCCTCAAACGGCGTTGTCCTGTCCTCTGTCTTTATACCTAATAGGTCAAGGCCATTGACATATGTTTCTTCCCACTCAGATCTTGAATCGAGATCATCTTTGTATGATCCTCTCAGTTCTGAAGACAACGAACCAAGTGTTGTGTCGTCCAGAAACTCCGCAAGATTGGCATCAAACGGTATCAACTCTTCTTCCGGCATGTCATCTGCCATCATCAGAGCCTGAACTATAGCTCCACCCATTCCATCCTCTATAACTTCTGCACCACCTTCAAATTCTTCTGGTGCGTTGATAGGAATTTCTACATCTGGTAGTCCTTCTGTGTCGTCCAGATCTAAACCTGGAGTGACCATGTTAGGTGGTAATGCCATCAATAATACACCCTTTTACGGGGCCTCCATTCTGTTTCGTCTTCGTTCTCACCACGTAGATATATAAACCCACCCTGACGAAAACGCATCAGTGCTAATGTCATACTATCACAAAAGTCATCATGATCGCCATTAGGAAATGAAACAACTTCTTCGACCACTTCATCAGCAAATTTCTCATGCATCGGTGCCCATATCATACCAGCTTCAAATAATGGCGCAACCATGTGCATCCTTGTTATTTTATCGTTCCCCTTGCCCGGAGAAAATCCCAAAGCCGGAATACCGCGTAACCGCAACTCGTCAATGAGTGGTGTACCCGTCGCTTTCGCTTCGACCAACACCATGTCTGGCTCCCAGTATTCGTGTTCTTCATAGGCTATCTCCTTTAATTCTGGAAAATTCCACCGACCCCGCCGTGCATCCAGTAAAATGGCGTGATCTGTCCCACCTTCCTCTGGTTTGAAGATACCCCACGTCGTAATTGCAGAATAGTCGGCTGTTTGTTTCTTGGAAAACGCTGTATCGTACGCCTGAATAATGTAATCTAGTTGTGGAGTCTTCTCCTTGTCCCAATCTTGCCACCATTCCCGCTTGATTATGGCTGCTTCTGACGCTGTCGGCGTCTGTTGCCACTGTGCATTCCATTTTCCTACAGGAAGTGACGCTTTAATGGACAATAATGCGTCTTTTTCCCAAAATTCAGGCCATAATGGGTTGTCTGACGGCATAATTGCGGGAAATTCCACCACTTCCCACTGATCAGCCATCGAATCACCGCCCTGTGCCGCCATCAAACGCCCTGTCAAGTCTTTTTTACCCCATCTTGTCATAACCAAGATGATTGCACCACCCGGTTGGAGACGTTGTCGGGGTCCAGAGGTGTACCATTCGTATGCATTGTCGAATGCACTCTCGCTCATGGCGTCTTGCTCCGAGTGTGGGTCGTCAATAATGAACAAATCCGCGCCACGACCCGTGACCGCAGCACCCACACCCGCAGCAAAGTACTCACCACCCCTGTCTGTTTGCCATTTTCCCGCACCTTTGTTGTCTTCTTTCAAGTTTGTGTCTGGAAAAATGTCTTTATACGCAGGATCATCAATCAAATCCCGCACTTTTCGACCAAATCGTACCGCCAACTCCGTATTGTGCGTCGCCTGAATGATTTTCAACTTAGGATTACGGCCCAAAAACCATGCTGGCATCAAATATGACGCAAATTCCGACTTCGAATGCCGAGGTGGCATGTTAATTATCAATCGCTTGAGTTCTCCTTGTGCGACACGCTCAAGTTTCTCGGCTATAATACGGTGGTGACGACCCTCAATGAAGTTATCATAGACGTGATGAGCAAAGGGCATAAACTTTTCGGTCGCCTCTTCGCGTATATCTAACTTTTTCTTGGCCTCAGTAAGTGCCAAGATCTCCTTCAGTGCTTCCTCTGGGAGAGCTTGGAGGTTCATGATCCGTTAACTTGTTCTATTTAGTACAGGGGCCAAGGACCCAAGACCACCCTGCGGTATGTTTGCCTGTTGCATTGCCAATGGATTCATGTTCGCCACAACCGTTGGGTTTAGTTGACCCAAGGTCATGTTAGCAACTTGTGTATATGGAGATACCACCCCACTTGCCACTGGCATACTGCCTCCAGTAACCGGATCAGGAAACGGAGTCTTGAAAGGATCTATAACGCACTGCTTGGTAGTCGGGTCCATCATGTATCCCTCTGGACATGGATCGTCTGGAGCTTTTACAACCTCCGTTGCGGTTGCAGTCGAACCGTCATTCGTAGATTTATATTGCGGACCCATGAATGCTTCATCTCGTCTTTCCTGAACTTCCTTCATGTACGCATCAACTTGCTCCTGGGTCATGGATAAACCATCAGGACCAAACATTCTGGTCCTTGGCTTGTACTCGTTACCCATCAAAGATCCAAAAACCCCGCCACGGGCTACGACTCCCGCAATGCCAGTTGGAGCTTCCCCTGATCCAAACGGTGTTGCGCCCACAGCATTGGACAACCGACCAATGCCATACTTAAATTTTCCAGCTTCCGCAGCCGCCGCCGCTTCTTTCGCTGTAACATAACCGTCGTTGTTACCAAACTCTTTATCGGCTTCCACGCCACCACGAGATCCAAAAACCTGACCAGAAATACCCGGACCACCGCCATCCTGCATATCTATATCAGGCGGTATCCAAACATTCTGACGATTGTAATACCCATATCCCAAAGCATTTGGTTTTTTGTCACCACGCTTTTGTTTTACAGGCTTTGACGTAATAATTTTTTCAGGCTTTGGTTTTGAGTATATATCTCTATATATTGGATCTCCAAACGGAGTGTATGATTTTATATCGTCCTTAAAAATAGGATCTCCAAATTCTGTGAAAGAAACTGGTTTGCGTTTTGGTTTTGGTTTTGGTCTGGGCACTTTTTTAACAGTGCTTGGAGCACTTTTCTTACTCGGAGAAGACTTGGCACTTACAAGCGTCATGTCACCAAGATCATCTAAAGTTATACCCTTCTTCTTCATGTAGAATTGGGCTTCCCTAGAATCAGAAACCTTCTTGCCCTGCTGACGTGCAATGGTTTTCGCCGTCCGCGCAGCGTAATCCTTGGTTTGTGTAGATGGATTAAACGCCATCTTTAAATCAGCAAAGAATCCCATATCTCGGTCCTCGTACCTTGTTTACAACTACTCTAGCCTATAATACCTCTTTTGCCAAGGTAACTAAGCCGCCCTTGCGAAATGCCTCTACCTTTCCAGACTTGAATACCTCACGTAACTCATCCGTGATCTCAATACCCAGAACCTTTTGTTCAATGAGTGTTTTACCATCATCGTCAAAAGTTTCTATAATCTGCTCCGATAATCTTGGTAACTTGACATCGTTTTGTTTTTCAAGCTGCTCCATAACTTTGTCGAAAGCCTTTGGGACAAACTTACCATAATATTCTTCTTGACCCTCCATTTCTCCAAAAGTCATCTTCTTAACCATTTCCGGTGAACCTAGAGTAAAAAAATCAGAATCAGAATTTGCAGCTTGTTGTAAAGATTCTTTTATAGCCAAGGGTAAAATTTGTTTCTGGTTAAACAAAGAACCAACGCCCATGTCGTCTACATTAATTCTTTCCGATTCATTAAGAGCATTTACAACTAACGAGTGAAGATCAGTGGCCGAGTTCAAAGAATTAATTTTAAAACTGCCATTCTTTTTGATTAGTCCCTGTTCTTGAAGTATTTCTCTAAAACCAGGCTCCATCTCATCGAGATAACTAGATCCATCGGTGCGTCCTGTCTCTGCATCAAAAACCATGTATTTGTCTTTTATGGCTTGTACATCAGCCTGTGCTTTATCAATTTGTCTTAAACGAATATCATAGTTTTCATCCTCATAGCGGGATCTTCTGCTGCGTATTCGATACTGATTATTTAAACCATCAAGAGTTTCAATCTTATCTTCCAAAACCCTGACCTTGTCCAGATCCTCAAGAACATCTGCAATATCAAACGGTTTGGTTTCTCCATACAGACCGACAAACTTTCCGTCAGCAAATGGATTTAACAAGTCCTCCGTAAACTGTTCCACAGACCTTCGAAGCTTACGAGATATAGTAGCGTCCTGCGTGCCCTGACTTTGTATCTCACCTAAGTGAAAAGTTTTCTTTTTAACATTCTCCCCAGGTTTAGAAGCCATAGGAAAGTTTCCAGTTCGCATATGAACAACCAAAGGAGCTTGCATTTTTGTTTGAGCGTATTGATAGTGTTTGTTGTCCCCGGCACCCAGACTAAGAAGACTTGGGTTTTTTAAAGTTATCAGGGTCTCTTTGTAGTTTGTAGCACCCTTGGTAAAATAATCTCTATAAGAAACATCGGCACCGTCCAATGTGCGAACAACAAATGGATCTAAACCAAATGGACTTATATCTTTTAAATTAATAGGCTGATCTCCAAATTCTGCAATCATGCTGCCCATATTCCGAGCCTCAAACTCGGCTTCTTTGATCCCGTATTTGTTTTCCAAAGTTTTCATGAGTTGATTAAGACTAGGAAACTTAGTCTGAGTCTTCATCAAATCGTCAAGGGCATCGTCCAACTTACTGCTTAACGCACTCGAACCTCCCGTTAAACTAACATCACTAGCCTCTATTTCCAAAGGTTCTCTTTGTTTAGCAGTCAAATCTATGTTTATTTGCTCTGCAAAACTTTCATATCCAGGTTGATTATAGCCACCAGCGCGGTCGATATAACGCGATTGATTATAAGCAGCCTCATCAAATTCTGGCACGTAATCAGTATCTGGGTTCGCAGGATCATAACCTTCACCAGTAATCACCGGATCGTATTCGTCATAATACGCAGCGGCTCCCTCATAATCCCCGTATTCTTGCTCTGCACGTATGGCCCGACGGTTTTCATTCTCTCTGGCCCGACGTTTTATCTGAAGAGCTACTATACCCGCCTGGTCTCTACTCAAACCTCTAGACTGTAAATAATCCTTGGTAAACTGCAATACATTAATAGCATTGTCTTCATAAGTATAGTTAGGAGGTATAACCGCATATTCGTAAAACGGTGTTTCGTCCCCAAGAGAATTGGTTTCAATTCTTTCCATCCACTCCCTTACAGAGTTATTCATAACTTGGTTAGTATTGGTGCCATACGTTGTGTCATTTTCAATATTGTCAAACCTTTCCCTCAACGTGTTCACCAAGTCGTCAATTTCGGTAGCCCCCTCAAGCTGTTCGCCAGTGTAAACATCCCGACCTCGACTATCCACATCCTGGTAACCAATAACATATCTATCGCCTACGTCTCTGATCGTTCTGAGTCTTACCGTGTCTTCATCAAGATTTGTAAAAGGTTGAACATCAACTCTCTCACCATTAATTATCATTGCCGTAGGAAAATTAGCTATGTTTTGCGTTGTAAAACTATCATAGCCGTTACCCACTATATCAACCATTTGAGTTTGTGCCTCACCATACGGCAAACTAAGCTCTTGACCGGATCTAGCATCAGTTAAATAATTCATAGAGGGTTCAGCATCAAGAAGAGCAGGGTTTATAATCCGGGGAGCCGGATCGTTCATATCCACAGGCGGCTCCATACCCATGTACGCCGCATCTATACCTACAGCGTCGGCCTCGTTTTCTCTACGAATCCTTAATTCGTCCTCGTCAACATCAGGCGGCTCATCAAAGCCAGCAAATAAATCGTCCTCGTCTAACGTATCCGGTGGACCGTCAGCCGTGGTAACAATCGGAACTAACTCACCACGATTGTACGCCTGATCTATCTCCGATGTCGGATCACCAATGAAATCACCGTCCCCCGGATCATACACATCTCTAAATGGATCTAGTTGAGGTGAAATATAAGTACTCGGATCATAACCCCTGTCCTCAACAATCGAATTAACCTGATCCTGGTTTAAACCAGGGTTCTCCTCAATGACTTTTTTCTTTAACTGATTCTTGGTTACCTTAGCCAAACTCTTGGTTATTATGCCAGTCCCACTAAGAGCCTCGCCAAAAATTGCTAAATCCCCGGCCCTCTGACGCTGCGCCTCCTCCGTCGATAAATCTAACTGATTATAAGGCGTATTTAACCTGTCAAAAACTCCCTCAAGCCCCTCAAGCGCAGTATCAAAAGCCCCTTTAGGATCTTCGTATATATCCTTGCCAGCCTCGTAGATCCCAGTGCCAAGGGCCTTGCCTGTCTCAATAGGCTGTTCCCGAAACGCGGTCCCAAGCATCTCGCCCGTCGATTCATAGTCGTCATCAAATCGATTACCAAGAAAATAATTGTCAAGAAAACCTAGAATATTGTCAGATGCTACACGACCAAAGATACCAACATCAGTGGCTAAACCCCGCATTCTCGGTGGTATATAATACATGGGATCATTTTTGTTATAGTATCGTTTCGCCATACAAAACCCTGCTTTCCAGATCACTGTACAACAAACCCAAATGAATTTACACCCACAATTTTTCCTGGGCCATAGGGACCCGTTGTTTGCCGCACACAAGTGCAATGAAATTATACCCGAATGAATTTGAAATACCATGTTTTATAGACAGTCGACACGCAGCTACCCGTTCTACGGGGGGGTGCACATGTCGACTCGCACCTTGCACCGTTGCGCCAGGGAACAGTAACCCCTACTTAATCGAGGCATCGAGCCACGATTAAGTATCCTTGATAGACGCGAAGCATTTCTTTGTGACTGCTCGCTAATGACTCAGAATAATCATGCCTTGGCTTATGTCAGCAGGGCGGCGAATGATTATTCTGAGTCAAAGCAGTCATGTTTGAAGTTCACGTCTACGGCGTCTGTCTTTCAATCGTATACCCGATGTCTTATTCCGCGCCGGATAATTCGGAAGACGACTCCGAATCATCCTAAGAACTTCCAGCCGACCGTTGTGTATGGATTGCAGATGTTGGCCCCCCGGCTGGGTAGTTCTTGCGCGGGCATCGGGTATCAAACAACAACACACATTATAACCGTGCGGGCCGACCACAGGTCTAACCCTGTTCAGAACAGCGTATAAAAAATGCAAGAAAGACGGTCACTCCCAGGTAATACACTGGAGTTTCGTCCGATGGGGCTTCGCACTCTTTTACATGGGACGAAACGATGGCATAGAGCTTAGCCTCGGAAACAAAGGAGAAGTATCGTTGCGTCAACGCATGTGGACGCTACGACACTTCTTTGCACAGGTCTTTCTTGACGGTCGTCCATACTGGAGGACGATTTTTGACACACGGTCCTGCTCAGGGGAAAGACTGAGGCACGGCTGGCACGGTTATTCTGTGTGTGGTCGTTTCATTTTAATTTTTTTTACAGGAGGCTATTATGGCTAAAATTGGTTATACCGATCTATCATCAACTGAGATCTCATGCAGGTTCACCATCAGGGAACTGAAGGACCTGGACGGACTCATGGTCGAACATGGGGAGGACTGGCAGAAGTACAGTTCTCTGCTGGAGTTGCACAGGCAGATTCGCGACATGCTACGTAGTGTCGGACGTGATCTAGTAACTGAAGGTCAGTACACCAGTAGTGAGTTTGACGAGGTGGTCAAATACAAAGTCAAACCAAAAGTTGTCGAGAGTGTCGAAGACCTGCTCGATGATGAGATCCCATACTAATTTCTATCGGCGGGGGCATGGTGTTCCCGCCACTAACTGACAAGGAGGTAAACATGTCAGATCTAAACACAACTAATCTAATCGAAGACGCCGCATCCAACAAAGTGGAGTTCGAGAAACATCTCGGAGAGTACGTCTTAAAACTTATCGCACCGTCCATCCAGAAGCTAGTGGATGATGCGGTCGAAGCCAAGATGGACACTCACTCACCTGAGTTTGACATCAATGATCATTCTTATGACATCGAGATGATAGTCGAAGAAAAGATATCAGCCTTTGATATCTCTGATTGGGATTGGCAAATCAAGGACATCATCTCTGATTACATTGGAGATTATGACTTTGATGATAAGTTTTCTCAGTGGATAAATCAGAAAGACTTCTCCGCTACGATTACGATTAACGACTAGATCAAACGCCGGGGCTAAGTGGCCCCGGCCTCAAACAGAAGGAACGTCAGATGAAGATAGAAAGTGAAAGACCTCTCTGGGAGGAGAGAGAAGAAGAACTGATCGGAGAAGCAAAGATAATGCAACTCTTAGAACTCAGTAAAACTTGGGTTGGCGATGGTATGCTGTACACCATGACCACACCCGATAGCTTTTATTATCAACCTTGGAAAGGAGAATGGTATCGTGAGTAAACTACGCACACTAACTGAGGACTGGGGGTACGAAAGTGCCCTCGACCTCATGACAGATTACATGCACGAGGGATTATATCCAGCGATATGTATGAACAAAGGTTGTAACTACTCAACCGAAATGGAGCCTGATCAAGATCGAGGCTGGTGTGAAAACTGTAACACCAACTCGTTGTCTTCAGCGGCTATACTGATGGGGATTATCTAATACCTCCTGCCCGTTCCCCCTCGGGGGGGCGGGTTCTACCGCTTAGTCGACTGTCAAATAGAATCCTTCGGATACTCTATGTGACCCACGACACAAGGTCTTGGGTCCTATTGTTTTGAATGGAGTGCTAGCGCACACATGTTTGTTTGCCACGGACCTTCGGTCCGTGGCGCGACGGCGCGCCGTCGGGCCGCAAGGCCGCAAAGTCGCAAGATCGAAGAGCAATTTACTTGTGTTAAACTTGTGTAAATGGTACAAGTAAACATTAACAGAAAAGGGAAAACAAAATGAAAAACGGTATCATATACAAGGGGCCTAGCCTATTGGATGGTAAACCAATCGTTGCAATCGCAACCTATAGCGACCGCAACACAAAGACTGGTAAAGTCTTACAAACTTATATTATTAGGTCGGATATATCACCGCTCGACGCATCCAAAAACGGTGAAGACTTTTCTATTTGTGGGGATTGCAAATTTAGAGGGACGCCAACAACGGACCCCGACCGCAAGCAAGCCAAGAAAAGAGATTGCTACGTTAACTTGGGGCAAGGCCCGACAATCGTTTATAAAGCTTTTGTTCGTGGCATATATCCAAAAGCAGATTTTCAATGGTCAAGAATTTTACTGGGCCTTAATCGCTTTGTAAGAATTGGAACCTATGGTGATCCGGCAGCCGTCCCAAATCATGTTTGGGAACAGCTACTAACAAACGCAACAACATGGACCGCCTACACGCACCAGTCAAACTGGCGACCAGATATAGCAATGCAAAGCGCAGACAATCACGAGCAAGCCATTGCACAATGGAAACAAGGCAACCGAACATTTCGAGTTATTGCGGACCTTGGCGACATCGACAAACAAAACGAAGCATTGTGTCCAGCTTCTAAGGAAGCTGGCCGACGGGTACAATGCACCGCTTGCAAACTTTGCAAAGGATCGAGTAAAGGGAAATCAATTGCGATAGTAAAACATTAAAAAACATTCCAGGCGGTTAACCGCCTGGACAACAGCCGCTCGATCACTCAAACTCGAGCGGTTTTTATTAAGCCAGTTGAGCCGCAAGATATAAAAGCCGCACCTCGAGCCGCAAGTCGAGCCGCAAGAAAATTCCATAGAGCCGCAAGATCCGCAAAGTCATGGCCCTCGGCCCCCGATACTCCGTTCTGGCTCAGAGATGGCCCCTGATCACCTTCAAATAAAAATAGATGGTTGTCCACGGCCCTCTTTACTAAGTAAAAATTTGAGCCTCCTCGAGCGTAATAAGCCATATTCCAAGCAACTTGTTGAGGGCTGATGTTAACTGCGTTCCCTTTGGTTACTTTCAACTCGAACCAAAAGGCTTTGCCATCCCAGACCATGTGAACATCAGGAACACCGCCCCCATGCTTGTTCTCAATCCGTGTGGCAAAACATTTTTCTGGTAGGTTATTGCGTATCTGCTTCCAGAAGTTCGACTCTGGTCCCTTGCTCATCTGTTACATCCTCCGCTGTTCCATCGATTACAAATGCTTGAGGATATTGTTTCTGCAAAATAGCCAGTCTGGCTGTGATTTCATCTCGAGATAGTTGATCGATGGTGTTGATTGTTTCTCTTCGATCAATGGTCAGACCACCCAAGGCCGACCTAATTTTTTCAGCATTGATTGCGGCAGAAAACTGCCCTGCCTCTTCGGCCCCCAGTGACAACTTATGCAATCGTTCAAGCTGACCGATGGTGGACACACCGTATCTGCGTTCTCTTTCTTCTCTGATCTCTTGGATATATTCCAGAACATGGGGGTAGTCTCGACCGTTCAACAATACCGATGCTTGTTTCTTTGCCAGTTCGGGAGCGTACCCTGCCTTCCTTGCACATTCGGCGTTCGAATAGATGCCTTCCACAATGTGTCTGGCGAAAGTCATCTGTCGGTTTGTTAGTTGCCGTCCGTGTTCTTCTTCAACTTTCTTTTTTATGCTCGACATACGATCCTCATTTGTATGTTTATCACAAACTAATCCAAGAAATATTTTTTATCAATCAGTTCTATATAGGGGTTTTCTCTACAGAAATGTCCTCACTGTCCTCGCGTTGTCCTCAATTCAGGGCAGTTTTTCTCAAGTATACTTGAACTGAGGACGTTTGAGGACGCTGAGGACACTAAATTTGAATGCAAAAAAATAAAAAATAAAAAATTTCTGGCTGTGTGGCTTATATGTATTTTCTGTCCTCAAACAAAAAAAGTATTGTGTTGTGTGTAAAACACAAGTAAAGTGTTTGTAGAAAACAAATCAAAGGGAAAAATAATGTTACATATTGATTGCATGGAAGAGGGGACCATGGTCCTAGATTGGAACCCCGAGAAATACAAGACCAAGGCCAATGCGGCAAAGGGTTTGTACAAGGCATTGCGTAAGTGGTGTGAGGATGTTGGGTATGACCCTGACATTGAGGTTCGTATTGACAACCCAGAGCAGAACGAGGCTCGAGGTTACGGTAGGAACTGGCGTGTTTGTTTTGAGGCAGGGCCATTCGAGTGGGGCATACATACGTCACTTCAAATGCCTAATTGTAAGTGGGGTTATTGTGAGCCGTACTACAGTTTTGATTTATGCTTTACTGAGTAGGGGGAAGTTATGAGATTATACTATGATCAAAAAGGTAATTGGGCAGGGACCCAAGCTGATGCGAAGAAAGCTTTTGGTAAAGACTGGTGGGAGATCGATGTTCCCACCTCGAAGGCCGAGCTTCTTGAGTTCTTGAACTTACACAATTGTTTGACGGACCTGAACACTGTTCAGTTCCCAACAGATGGACCAGTGACGGAGGTCAAGTCTCACCCTCAGTCATGCAGTGCCAACCATGAGTACCGAGATCCGAGCAACTATGACGTTCGGGATGTGGTCTTGAACTGTGACCGCAAGCATTTGGGTTCTGCACTGGGTGCGATTATCAGTCGGTTACATGATGAAGTGGAGGGAGTGTAAAATGCCAAATCATTGTTATCAGGGTGTTTACCTAGCAGGTAACCCAAAAGAAATTGACCGTCTTTACGAGGCGGTCAAGGAACAGAAGTTTTTGAGTGCCGTGATCCCAGAACCGAGTAACATGTTCCATGGTAATTTGGGCAAGGAAGAGCGCAAGATGTGCGAGGCGGAGGGTCGTCCGAACTGGTATGATTGGCGAATTGAAAACTGGGATACGAAGTGGGACATCTGTTCTCCTGAGATTATTGAAGAGCCTACTGTTGAGGGCGATATAAAATACTTTTCGTTCCGTTGTTGGACGGCATGGGCACCACCCATTCCAATTTGGGAGAAGCTTCACGAGATGGGCTTTGATATTTCTGCTGATTATCAGGACGAGGGTGGGATGTTCGAAGGTGAGTATCAGAATGGCGAAGACAATTGTTGGCAACCAGAGTTCGAGGAGGAGGAAGTCGATGCCTAGAGTTAGAGCGAAGGCGGATATGATTTCGTTTATGGAGTGGGAGGGCGATGTGCCCGACGACATTCCAGAGGATGAGATTTGGTATTGGATCAAGAACAACATCGATGGTGGTGATTTTTATGAACCAAACGAATTAGATGGCGATTGGGTCTGGGGTACAGACGTGGAGATATTGGAGGATAAAGATGATAGTTGACGTTCGAAGTCCTGTGTCTGCTTACATAAAACTAAATGGTTTTACTATTTATGTTGAGGTCAGTGAGGCTACAGAAAACAAACCGCAAATTAGTTATTGGGAGGATGAAGATGACGGATCGTGAGATGGAAGATATGTTGGATGAGATATTCCGTAAAGTATTCAAGGAGGATTGGTAATGGAAGAAGTATACATTGATACAATTGCATATCTGGAGGACGGCAAGGGCGCATCTATTCTAGCGACCTTTGCGGACGAAGAACTGTACAGTTTGTGTGCTCCTGTAATTGAGCAATGGATCAAGGACAAAGATCCGAATTATTTTTTAACAGAGAGCTGTGATCGCGGCCTAACCATGGAGGTGAAGTGATGGGTAGAGTAAAGGATTGGATGATGGACCGAGAGCAGAGGGCCGCAGATCGCGGCTCGGCTGATCGATACTATGGGAGACAGCCAGTGCCGCATATGTGGTTGGACAACTTGGGCGTGAACTTTGTGACCGAGGACAAGATGTCGGAGAACGAGATCGAAGCGTACTGGGAAGGATGGCGCAACGAGGAAGACAGGAAGGATTGGGGATATGAGTGATAAACCACACTTGGGACACAGTGGTAGAGAACCCACTGCTGTAAAACTCGCGAATGCTAACCCAGACACAGGGAAACGCATGGGGTTTATTGAAACTATTGACGATACTTTAAAACTTTATAGAGGCGCGATTGACATGGTCTCTGAGGGAGATACTAGCATACCATTTGAGGAACAAATGCTATTACGATCAATAGTTGAAGATCTTAAACGTTCCGACCTATATGTTTTAGGAGATGAGTTTGGAGACATACTAACCGAATACGGCAAGCAGTACGATGAAATGCATTTTTCTGAATGTAGATTTAGTGAGTTTACCAGACCGCCTTCAAGAAAATGTTATATTCGTCTTAATGCGCTAGAAAAATATCTTGATTACGATCACGAAAAAAACATGGGGTTTGTTACGGAATATTTTGAGGACAAAGTCACCAAAATTACAATGTGCGCCCCGTTTGCTTCACCTTTTCTAGTAGGTGCATACCATCCACAGAAAGGTATTCTTTTCAATAAAGATGAAATAGATGGTCACCCCGATACACATGTAAGTGACAAGATAGCCTTTAATGCAAACGTAATCATGATGATTGCAGGGGCGTTCGAATTAATCAATAATCCTAGGTTTGTTATGTCTACAGACATAGGTACGAGAGCGCAAAGAAAACAAATGAAACGTGAACAGGACATTGCTTTGGAAGCGTGGCATAAAATCACATGGAACGTTGACGACGATAGCATCGAAGTCAACAACGGTGATCGTGGTGGTTGGCATATGCCTTTGCATTATACGAGAGGTCATTTCAGGAAAGCAGAACCACATTGGGAGGATATTGTTTGGCGTAAAGACGGTAAGCCGTACAAATGGATCGAAGGGTTTTGGTCTGGGCATCCTGCGTATGGAATTAAAAAGGGGTATCATGCTCCCACAATAGGGAAGGTAGCGTAACATGGTTAAGTGGGATTTATCTAAGCTTGAAGAAAAAAAGGAAGAAGAGTTAAACTTACTGTGTGATGTAGTAGGATCACTGGCAATCGATCAGTTCGACAATCAAGAAGAGTATCGGGCTGTGATAAATGAAATCTTTTATGAGTTTAGGAGAAGAGATGTTTAAAGAATTATGGGCACGGATCAAACGCAAACAGCGGACAGGCGCAAAGCTTACCCGCAAGGAACAGATCTTGGCGGAGCTTGATCGAGGGGTTGGAACCGCAAAGCAGATTGCTGACAGGTCGGGTATCAAACTAACGATTGTACGCACGACGCTGTCTCAATTGAAAAAGGCAGGGAAGATCAAGGACACTGGAAAGGATGCAGGAGACGAGAGCATCTGGGAAGTTGTCAAAGGATGATCGAATACTTCACGGCACTCGTGATCGCGTACACTTTACACGGTCACGAGATCGAAACGGCTGTATGGTTCGAGAGCGAGAAGCATTGTTCGAGGGCCATGAACAACAGGAGTGCAGACTTCATGTACGATTATTTGTTTGACTTGTATGGCAATGACATTTCGATGGGATGCTATCCGACGGACAAAGTATCGAAGTTAATCAAACCGAAGTTGAGACCCAGAAAGGAGGATTGATATGGGCAATGAGCAGTTATCAACGTGGCAAGCCGCACAGTTGCACTGGCTAAAAAGACAGGTGGATAATTTACAAGAGGAACAATACAAGTCGGACGCACGGCCTGGAATAAAGCGAGAGCTGTGGGCCGCAAGGGAAGAGCTTAACGATTACGTCAGGCAACTCAAGAAAGTTGGTATAGCAATTCACAACGGTGGTAGATGATGAGACGTTGGACAGACTTGCAAAAAGAAATGAACGGTTACAAGCGCAAGCTTGCGAATAAAAAACATGAGGTGTCATTGAAAGAAGCACCATGGGAAGAGGAGGAAGATGAGGACACAGATTTAAGAGACGCGGATAACGATGCCGCACGTTTAGAAACTTAGAATGAAAGGAAAGATAGAATAAGATGCATGGATTATTGCAAAAAGTTACAGCCGGAGTAGTTAATGTAATCTACTCAAAATATACGGAGGGTCCAGGCGCAGCGTTTGGATTGCTCGAAGACGGAACTAAAGTTTTCATTAGCCCGAGGAATTACAGGGAGGGTTATGTGCCTGAAGTGGGTGACACAGTGGAGCTAATCATTGTGCCAAACCACCCAGATCATAGAGACAAGACAGATTTCAAAGCTGTGTCTTGTAAATTTATATGTTCTCTGGAAGCATCTACGCCTGAAAATATCGTGCAAGTCAACAAGGAACCGACGCTCGAGGAAAAAATAATGGATGTTCTCGACGGTTGGTGTGACGACAATGGAGACTGGATTCCGATGACAACACGTCAGATTTGTGATGAGTTAGGAAGTGGCTATGGTGTAGCCGCAGATATTCGAGATGAATTGTCTAGATTACACAAGTCTGGTAAAATTGTAAAAGCTGATATAAAATCCACGGAAAATCAGAAGCGTGTTTCGCTTACTCTGTGGGCTTACACGCTCCATGCTTTTACTTATGGCATGGAGGAGAATGAAATAGATGAGGCTGTGGAAGTGCACAGTCAGACCGCAGTCAATATGTAAGCTGCAAACAAGGAGAGTAAAATGGAGAGAATGGCTAGTAAAAAGCAAGAAGAAAAGAAGTTTCAGAATGTGGGGGTGTTTAAAGATGACATCAAGCTACTGAGAAAACTTGCTGACAAAGAACAGAGGTCCATGGCGCGACAGCTATCTGTTTTAATTAGAAAAGCTGTTGCAGAACAAAAGGCTGCGTGATAAAATAAATTACACTGCTCGAATGGGTTCACGCCTGTGACTCAATTCGGATCTTGTAAGGCATTTTAAATCCAAAGTCTTTTTTTCCTGTGCCTTACATACGACTAGACCCCGACTGGTTAGGAAAAAATGTAGCACTGTCCACGTCGGGGTCACTTTTTCTTTTTAGGAAACTCTTTCTTTTTATAACCGCGCACTTGCGCTGCTGTCATTCGAGACCATCCTCGAGAGAATGCTCGAGCGACATCGATGTCGAGACCAGTTAGCTTTGCGATTTCTTTTGCTGTTGTTTCTTCGGATGCGTAACCAGTGCATCGTTCTTCGAGCAGCTTGGTTATTTCTTCGGGGTCAAAGTCAGCCAATCTCTAGCCTCTTCACCTAATACTTTTGCACTGATATCGATCTTGGATTGTAGTGAGGTGACAATCTTTTCATCGATGGTTCCGTCTGTAATAAGATCAACGTAGGTCACGTTGTTCTTTTGTCCAATGCGATGTGCTCGATCCTCCGACTGTGATCGGGTCTCGAGGTTGAAGTCATTGGCATAATACACCACGAGATCTGCCTCGGTCAGGGTCAATCCATATCCCGCTGTAGCGGGGTTGCCTACGAAGAACTTTAGTTTGGAGTTCTTATCTTGAAACTTCTCAACAATCCTTTGCCGCTCGTCGTCTGGGGTGTCCCCATAGAACGAGGCCGCACAACCTTCGCCAAAGGTTTCGTTTAGCATCTTGGTGATCTGTTGAATGTCGTATCGAAAGCGTGACCAAATGATAGCCTTGCCGTCGTGTTCTTCGATTATTTCTTTCAACGCATCCATACGTTTGGAATCGAAGTATATTGTTTCACCATCGTCGGTTTTCAAATGTCCCGATAGTATCTGTTGCAAGCGCAACATCTGGGTAATAACAGCAGGGGCCGTGGACAGTTCGCCACTATCCAACATGACAA